CGTTATTGGCTGTTAGTGTCGCAAGCCCAGTACCGCCGTTGGCGACGTTAAGGGTGCCTCCAAGGGTAATAATACCTACTGAGGCTGTGTTAGGTGTAAGGCCTGTTGTGCCACCGCTAAAGGTCAAGACCGAGCCCGCTCCCGGTGCAGGAGCCATGACGAAGTTTGTTCCGTCAGAGGTAATGACGTAGCCGTTAGCGCCAACAGCCGTTAGCCCTGTGCCGCCCTGAGCAATGCTAAGAGCGGTGGTAAGGCCTGAGAGGGATGTGATGTCACTGTTAGCGCCCGAGGCCGCTGCGGACAGTGTTGTGCGCCCTGCTCCGGCATTTGCGGCAGTGAAGAGCGCTGTACCTACAGCCGTGCCACCTAAGTTCGTGAGGGCTACGGCACCCGTTGTAGCCCCTGTGCCGCCCTGTGCCACACTCAGAGCCGTGGTGAGACCCGTGAGCGAGGTAATGTCGCTGTTAGCGCCTGAGGCCGCTGCGCCCAAAGACGTTCTGGCATTAGGTGCAGTGGTTGCGGCTGTGCCGCCCTGCGCGATGCTAAGGGCCGTGGTGAGACCCGAGAGCGACGTAATGTCACTGTTAGCGCCCGAGGCAGCTGCGCTTAGAGATGCTCTAGCACCAGCAGCAGTTGTTGCACCCGTGCCACCCGAGGTGACAGCTAGTGCTGTTCCGAGGCTTAGACCAACAAGGTAGTTAATGGTGCTGACAACATCCGTGCCGTTGTTATAGACCCATAGGGTAGTGCCAGCAGGGACAGCGATACCCACGCCCGTGACGTTCTTAACTGTAATGGCGTCGGCGCAAGCATTGTTAACAATGTAAACTTTTTGAATGGTGGGAACTATCAGGTTTCTAGCCACGCCACCTGTGGTGCCAATCAGGTTTAGTCGTGCGCGTCGTGCAGACTGGGTTGCATTGGTGTTAGTCAAGGTCAGCGTTACGTCTGCACTGGCAAACGTAACATCGGCGGTCAGCGTGATTGCCTCCTCGAGCGCAGTGCCGAGGTTGGTGTTGGTAATGGTACCCCACGTGGTGTTGTTCTCACCCGTGGTCTGCAGCTCAATCTTTAGCTGACTATATGTACTTGCCATAACCGTTCCTTAAGATGGGGTTAGTACCCAAGTCACTGCATTCACAACCTGAACCCCTAAGATGCAGGCTTTTTAGGCCACGCATCGACGGTCAACCTATGTCTCTTAGAGCAATCTTCGTACTTACTAAGTACCCCTATCTCCCACTCTAGTCTAGCAGGATCAATGGCCGGGGTTGGAGGCGGCGGCAGGGGTGGACAACTCTGGGCTAAGTTCGCCGCTAGCTGCGGCATTGGCGTCACGGACGGAGTTGACGAGCAGGCTGAACATAGGATTAGGAAGGGCGCAATTAGCATCCACCGTAGGCCCTTGGCTATAGTACTCTCGAACGGTGTTCGTGCGCTCCACAGCCTTGCGGTTAGCGGCTTCTTTAGTCGCTTCATATTTTGCTGAGATGACATCGATCTGCCCCTGCATCACTTGGCGTTGACCTTCTGCGGCTTTGTAAGCCTTAGCGGCGGCGGACTTAGCTGCCCCATCACGGATAGCGTAGCCATTTAAACAGCCGAGGACAAAGACGGCCACAAAGGCTCCGAGGATATATGGCAGTGGAATCATGATACGCTGCCATCTGGCACTAAAGCAGCAATGACGCCGACCGCAGCGGAGATATAGGACCAAGGCACAGAGAGCATCGATGCTGCGGCCAACCCAGTGCCGATTAACAACCACGTAGAACGCTCGCTTAAGCGAGCCTTGATGAAAGCAATCATTTTGCGATCCCCGGTGTGTAGACCATCTTACCTTTGACGACCGTCGCTGTTAACTCTTGTTTACGGTTTGGCTCATGCGCCTTGTAGCTGACGTGGACCCACCCAGAGTCCGGGACACCCGGCTTATGGCACTCAAGGATCAACTGGTCATATTCAAGGTGCGCCTCGATCCACCTAGCCAAGTCGCCGTTAGGCACGCCCGGGACCTCAATGTCCGAAGCCTCGCCGTCGCAGTGTTGGCTTGTGACAGACCCGCCCACCATGCGATTAAGTCTGGGGCCACGATAGCCTGAGGTGATGACCACAGGCCCAAAGTGCTCGCGGATGGGTTCAAGCACCTGAACGCACAAGGCCCTCAGCGCCTCTCTGTGGACTGCCGTAGGCATGTTGTCGATGCCAGCGCGGTCGCCCGACTGGCTCTTGGTCATCTCTTCAAGCGTGAAGTGAGGGCTGAGGTTCATTACGAAATCCGAATGATGGTGGTGGTGCTTGAGGGCGACGGGAACGTGACGGTAAAAGTTCCTGCTGTAACGGTTTTATCCGAACCAAAGTCCATCACAATTACAGAGGGGTTTACCAATGTCGTACCCGCATTAGATAGAGCAGATGGGGTCGTATTGTAGATCAATGCGCCTCGCGCTGTGAAGGTTGCGGAGGGGAAAGCTAGGTTGCTGAAGGTTGCATAACCTGTACCCGAAGAGGTCGTGTCCGTAGCCGTGGTCACACCAATGTTAACCAGCGTGCCGCCCCCAGCGGTGTAGCCCGTGCCCACAACCTCGTTGGAGGCGGTGTAGGCCGCTGTGTTAGCGTTGAGGTCAGCCGACGCCGTATAGAGCGCCAGTTTGAACGTGTCGCCTCCAGAAGCCCGAAAGTCATGCACACCGAGCAGCACTTCAGCCTTGAAAGAAGTCGTCATGGACTGAGTAATAGCCATCGGTTAGCCTCTTAAGTGTGTAGCTATCTTACCGGATAACGAGCTTGGGGGGTACGGTACATATCTTGGCGGTTCTTACCTTGCGAAAGCATAAGCAAGAGGGTCATCGCCTCCTCATACCGCTTCTGATATCCAGCGATGATATCAGCCTCACCCTTCATGAAGGTATAGGCTTCCAACAGCGCACCGTAGAGCAGGGCTGAGTCGAAGTTGTCTCCGAGCCAAGTGGTGCCCGCAGTTACAATGGACGTTGGGTAATAGAAATAATGCAGCTCTGCCGTATAGGCCAGATCAGGCGTGGGCCCTAACAAGAATGCAGCGTTGTCCGACATCGCATAATGGGTCGGCTTTCCCGTAACTGTAGGGATAGGAAACGCTTCACGGATGAAGTTCACGTCCTTATTGAGCATGTAGTCCTGCTGTCCCGTGGTGGGGTCAATGACGGCAAACTCAAAAGTAGCTAGCCAGTCTGCAGGTGTAGACAGCGCTTTGTTGTTTGCTGTCATTGTCAGAACAGTGCTTTTACGAAGGTTCAGGAGCTGAGCAGCGTTATAGATGCGCTGTTCAGCCTCTTGGATGAACGTGTTTATCTGCTGCGTAGACGTGAGGCCGCCAGTTCCCGGTGTAGTCGGGAAGTCGTTTTCGACATAAGCCTGTATGGTCGAAACGAGCGTGGCGTAGTTCATGTCTTAGCCCATCTTTGTGCTGTGGCCGGTACCTTTAGTGGCTGCACCAGCGCCGCGCATCTTCATCGTCTGGGTGTTGGCGACCTTATTGGGGTACCCGCTAACGTTAGGGACAGGCACGGGAGACCCCTGCTTGCGCCGTGAGGGCAGTGGGTTCTCGGTGATCGAGTGATACAGCTTACCGTAATCAAGCTCAGACATGGTTAGCCCTTCATCTTCTGATTGGCGACCTTAGCGAGGCCACGGCCCATAGACAGCATGTTAGCGTTGGTCTTGCCGCCCTTAGCCATCTTGGTCAGCGGCGTACCGGGGTGCTTACTGCGCTCATGCTTGTGGACAGCAGATGTAATCATCTTCTTGTCCTGCTTCGTATCATGCTTAGCCATTACACGGTCTCCTAGGTTATGTTCACGGTGACGGTGCCGACGGCACCTTCTGCTACTAACGTATTTGGAAGGCTAGGAAAAGCCAAAGGATTATATAACCCCACAGGATTCCAGCCCCACTGGATGATACGGCTACCATCTGAAGGGAAGCCAAACGATAGTTGAGCGGTGGGGTTGGGAGGGCTATTGGTGATAACTTGCAAGCCGTTAGGGCCTGACTGGTAGAAGCTCGTGTCTGGGCGCGGATCGCGGAGAGCCTGCGGGTCATTGACCGGGTACATCCCTAGCTGCAGCTGTGGCTGATCCGGCTCCCAACAGGTGGGGCACACAAGGATACCGGTAACCTTCGTCTTAATAACAAGAGCACGTAGACGCTTCAGCGGATAGCGAAAACCGCAACGATCACACTCGGAGATCGCTTTCTTACCGGAGGCAAACTTGGTTGGCATATCACCCTCCTAGTATAAGGAGACGCGAGGAGCGATACGCAATGAAGCCTTATCGCGGTCCTCGTCGGCGGCCTGCTGCCACGCTTCGTCGTACATAGCCTTTAGCATCTGAGTACGGCTCAACCCGTCAGGGAGCTTCAAGGACAGGTAGTAGGCTAACCCTGCGACCATGCACGGGAGGAACCGGAAGGGTATGTCCTGCGTTGTCACACCTGTACCTGCATCTTGGATGCGGCGCAGACGCCAGTAGACCAGCGTGTAGTAGCTAGTCTGGTTTGGAGTAGGCCAGACGGTCACGCTAGGGGAAGCTACACCCGTGGTTGGGTAGGTAGCACCGCTCAGGCGGTTCACCAAGATTTGGATAGGGCGACCTTGTGCCGTCTTGTTGGGGATCGACGCATAGGTGTCGACGCTGATCCTACTGATATTAATGTCAACCTGACTGGTCGTACTTGCGTTTGTGCGTACGACGTGATCGATAAGGTCAATGGTGTCGACTGGCAACGTGTAGGTAGCCTGCCCCTGTATCAGAGGGATCGAGCTAGACTCAATGGTCCACAGGTTGATGCCTCTATTAGCCCATTCAATGGTCATAAGGTTCAGGCTACGGCGGGCGGTCTTCAGGTCATAACCAGTCCGAAGCTCGGCACCACAACGCTCGAACGCTTCCTCAACGAGCTCGTTGAGGTTTAGATTGAACGTGGTGGTACCACTCGTGGTCACTTCTTAAAGCCTTTCAG